TCATAAGCCATCAGCCAGAGGATTCAAACGCACCGCGTCATTGAGATAGTCGGGGGCAAAATGCGCATAGACCATAGTTTGGTTTATTGTCGCATGGCCGAGTATTTTCTGCAGTGTCAGTATGTTCCCCCCATTCATCATAAAATGACTGGCGAAAGTGTGACGCATAACGTGTGTTGCCTGGCCGTCCGGCAGCTCAGGAATAAGCGTCTTAAGCAAGGTTCGCACCAGGCTGTAATCAACGTCTGGAAATAACCGCCTACCCTTACCTTCAGTAATCTGCTGGTAGAGCAATTCCGAAATCGGGACGGTTCTGTCACGGCCGTTTTTGGTATCAGTAAACGTGCATTTAAATTTGAGCACCTTCTCACGCGTAAGGTCTGCAGCTTCGCCCCAACGAGCGCCAGTAGCCAAGCACAGTAATGAAACTTTCAAATCATCACCGGACAAGTGCCCAAGGAAATCAGCGATCTGATGTTTTTCCAGATACGCCATCTCTTTCACATTATCTTTAAGTTTCGTCAGCCCTTTTAGGGGATGAGGGTTATGGTAATGGCCCAATATGATCAACTTGGTAAAAACACCGCTAAGCATCATATGACGTCGATTGATCGATCCGATTTTCAAACCCGATTCCAAGCGAGCAGCACGGTAATTCGAGAACGCTGTGATCGACACCTGGTCAGCTCGCGGGTTGCCCATATCAGACGAAATATTTAGCAATTCCTGTTTGTTGTTTTCGCCTGATTTCTGCGTACATCCGTAGTGCTTCCACCATAAATCTATCAGCTCAGTAAGGGGGCGCCGGTCAGCCGGTTTCTCTTTCCAATCCTTACTATTTTGGGTGGCGACTACCCAGCGCTCATACTGCTGCGCCTCCGACTTAGTTCCAAAGCGTTTGCGTATGCGTTTGCCATGCCGCCCTTGCGGGCGGACATCGACCAAATATTGCCCAGAATCCAGTTTACTGATCGTCATAATCGTCAGGTAATGCGCCAGTTTCTATAAGGGAAATGAACTCAGACTCATGAAGGATTATCGTGCCTTTTTTCTGAGCTACTTCGAGTTTTTTAGGGCCTGCGTTATAACCACCACATAGAAAATGAAGATTAACAGTGACGTCTTTGCGCACTACCATGCCAGATTCTTTAGCAATTTTTGAAAGCCTTTCTTTATCTTCTTTTTTAAAACCAGTGAAACAAACCTCTAATGGCCCTGAGAAATCCAAAGGCTCAAACATTCCAGGGGACTCATAGCGTTTGTATGAGGTTCCTCCCGTTCCCAGTCTCCCATCATCACTAAAGTTAAAACTGGAAAAATCATCAGGTGTTACAGCGTTAGCATAATCCTCAGCTTCTTTTATCGATTCGAAGTAGCGCAATACCCGCTCAGTCTTAAAGGTTCGATAATGTCCCCGAGTTTGACAAAATCCGTGCAGATAATATTCCCCCCATCCAGTGAATGGACTATTCAGCGAATACGCACCGACTTTATTTTTGGCATTAACATAAACAAAATAAATATCTTCCATTATTTATCCCTATTCAGTTTGACTCAAACCAAGGTATTGATTCCTTACAGATCCCGCCATAACCCCAATTTATCCAAATTTTATAGATAGTTAACCAGCCTTCTGGCCGCTTTGGCGGTTGGATGTGCTGTCTTGCCCATCAGGGGAGAGAGCCGGAGATATCTGACCAGCAGCCTCAGATGTTTTACCGGTCATAAGCCATAACGTGTATTTCTCAAATTCAGCCAGAGCGATCACGCGCTCAATGACTTTGATACCAGCCAGTTTTTGGCCAGTCTCATAATTTTTGATTGTGCTCAGAGGGATGCTAGCCAGATCAGAGAGCTGTTGCTGGGTTAAACCTTCGGCTGCTCTCATGGCTTTTAGCTTTTTACCGTAGTCGCTTGACGAGGTATCCATTTTAGTACTATCCTCTTTTCACTTGGTACTATTAAGTAGACCATGAGTCTGAATGAGTCCGGTTAAGTCCCGGCGTGATCGAGGAAGAATAAACGATGACCACCAAAAGACCAAAGCCTGTACTGGTGAAAATGCCCGATTGTCCTGTGGTTTTTTGCCTGCCATACCCAAAACTGACCCTTTCAGCCTATGCAGAAGTGACCGGGCAGACCGTCCGCACCATTCAACAACAGGCAAATGAGGGGAAGCTGGTTCTCACCAAATCCAAGCCAGGCCGTGAGCGCCAAGTAAACATGGTTTACGAATTCCTTGAAGCATTCGAAGAGGCGCAGGAAGCACTGCGTCATCGGGTTTAATCATGAACGCCCCTTTCCTTGCCGCCGCTAATCGCGTGCTCCGCATGTACGAGTTGCGCCAGCAGCAGGTAAGCCGCCGCGAACCACACGAACAAAGCGAAATCGAGTGGGCCGCCGAGATGTTGTTAGACGTAGCGCGTGCCGCGGCTTACTCCGCCAGCAAGGAAGCGGTAACACTGCGCAATGCTGCTGAATACTGGAAACGCTACGGCAAACAACCCGAATTTTTCCCCGAAACAATCGAGGCTTAACCCATGACGATCACAGCAAACTGCCCTTCACTGGCCGGGATGATGGTTAATCACCAGCAGATTACTCACCGCCGCCACCAACATGGCTGGCTGGAACTGCCAGACGGTCGCCACTTCCAACCAAAAGTCACCGATGTGCAGTTTATTCCTGGCATGCGTAAGCCGTTCATGTCTCGCCCCCGTCCGCGCTGGTTCGCTCGCCTAATGGGGATCTTTGCATGAGTTACGACTTTTTTATTATTTATGTCGTTTTTCTGTACTTGCTAGTTGTGTGGGCTTAGTCGAAAGCCCTCTCTAAACCCAGCGTTTACAGAGGGTTTTTAACAGGTGACTGTGTGCGGCAGAGGCAGGCAGTTGCTAATCATGGCAACAACTGAGGGTAACAATTATGGCGTTTTTTGGATTTGGTAAAAAAGTAGCCGCGGCAAAAGTCGAACTGAAAAAGGTAGAGAACCGCGATCTGATGGAAGCCATCGTCGGCGGTTGCCTGTTGGTTGCAGCAGCTGACGGCGAGATCGAGAAGGAAGAAACCGCAAAGCTGGATCAACTGCTGCGCTCTAACCCGCGTCTGGGTCACTACGGTAATGAAATTACCTCGCTAATCACCCGCTTCACTGAACAGCTGGAAGCTGGTTTCCGCGTTGGTCGCATGAACATCCTGCGCGAGATCGAAGACATCAAAAATACCCCGACCGAAGCCGAAGAGGTATTCGTCAACATGCTGACGATTGCCGAGGCTGACGGCCAGATCGAACCAGAGGAGCAGAAAGTTCTTGAAGAAGTTGGCCGCCGTCTGGGTCTGCGCGTAGAAGACTACCTGTAATGCGCGCGCTGCTCAGTAACCTGCGCCTGATTGGTGTCCTGATCCTGGCCTTCATGGTTGTGGCCGTGGACTTCACCAGCTACGTGCTGTCAGTGGTTGGCGATCTGTTCTTTGTTGGCGCATTGGTTGTGCTGGCATGGCCGGCACTAAACAACAAGGCAGCTTCAGAATAAACCGCCTTTAAGCCGGGATAGGCACCGGCACTCAACACAAAGCGCACGTTTCCGGGCGTCAACCCGTGCGCTTTTTGATGGGTAAGAATATGCGAGGTGACTATGGGCGGCATGACAACAGAGCAAGTTCAATCAGTTGGCAAGTTCCTGACAACCGCTAAGCAACTTCTTGCTACTGCAAGATGCATCAACCCGACAGCAATATTTTATGACGGGCTGATGGATAGCCAGAAAAAAGCCGTGTGCACCCTGGGGAACATCGATAGCCAGGTGAAGCTTTCCGCCAAACATATATCAATGAGGTTTGAGGAAATGAACAAAGAGGAACGGCGCGCAGTGTACCGCGGCATTAAAGAGTTGCAGAGGCTAGGCCAAAGAGTGCCGACGCTTTCAAATATCGGTGACTGTGATTAACCACATCTGATTAGTAATTAACCCAACTGAACAAAATGCGGGCGCATTTATTTGCGCCGGGGTTTCTTCATCCTGAAAAAAGGTAACGCCATGACCAAAACCACCGTAAACCAACCCCTCTTTCTCGGCCTCGATCTTGCCGGTGACATCATCAGCAAAGAAAGATGCTCAGCGCGTCTCGACCTGCTGGAACAACTGGAACGCCGCCTCGGTGAGCTGGAAATGCACGGAGACGAACGCGAGCAAATTCTGATCCGCCTGCGTCACTGGGTTTCTTCCCGCAAGGCGATGACCGACACCACCGCACAGGACGTAGAACCATGCTGATCACTATTGGCGCTATCGCGTCCGCCATCACCGGGGCCGTCTGGATATTGCTGCTTATCTGGCTTGTTTATCGCTGGTGCAAGTTCTGCCGTGCATTTAATCGCGTGGCATCAACTCAACCTGAACAACGTAATTACGATTAATTAAATCGGAGAAAGGCCATGATCCGCTCATGTCTGAAGTGGGCCGGTGGTAAAGCCGGAATTATCGAAACTCTACGCATGCATCTGCCGGTCGGTAAACGCCTGGTTGAGCCGTTCACCGGCTCCGCCACCGTGTTTATGAATACGGACTATGACGCCTACCTGCTGGGCGATATCAACCCTGACCTGATAAACATGTTCAACACCATAAAGCGTAACCCGTCACGCTTTATCAGCTATGCCGCCTCGTTGTTCAAGGATGAAAACGATCCAGTCTCCTACTACCAATTGCGTGAAGACTTCAACAAATCAGGCAACCAGTTCTATCGCGCCGCCCTGTTCTTGTACCTGAACCGCCACGGTTACAACGGCATGTGCCGCTACAACCGCAGCGGCGGGTTCAATGTGCCATACGGTAAATACAAAGCACCCTACTTCCCGGCCGCCGAGATCCGCGCCTTTGTTGAGAAAGCAGATAAGGCGCTGTTCCTGTGCCTGGACTTTGAAGAGTGCATCGAAATGGCAAATGAAGGCGACGTCATTTACTGCGATCCGCCCTACGTCCCTATATCGAAAACGGCTGACTTCACCAATTACCACACAGGTGGTTTTAACTCTGCCGATCAGTATCGGCTGATGTATGCCCTGCGCAAAGCAACCCGCCGCGGTTGCCACGTCGTCGCCTCCAACAGTGACACAGCCGAATCTCTGAAGATTTACGGCGACTTCAAGATCTCCCATATCGAAGCGCCTCGCGCGGTCAGTTGCAAAGCAGAAGGCCGTCAGCCAGCCCGCGAAATTATCGCAACAATGAGGGCATTAGCATGAAAAACAATGAATTAAAAGTATTACCGGAGTTCTTCTCCGCTGTCGTTGACGGTAAGAAAAAGGCTGAGTTCCGCCTAAATGACCGTGATTTTTCCGTTGGCGATATGTTGTGCCTTTGCGAGTACGGCGTCGTTGAAGAACTGGATGGATTGGAAGGGTTTTCCGGCGCTTTGGTTTGGGTGCGCATTACGCACGTTACTGATCTTTCCCCGTGGAAACCGGGCTACGTCATGTTGAGTATCGAATTGGGGCCATTCAAATGCTGAAAGCGAGTGATCTCTTTGCCGGTTTGGGCGGTTCATCTACTGGCGCGGAAATGGCCGGTGCCGAGGTGGTTTGGGCAGCTAATCACTGGCCCGAGGCTGTTGAAGTTCATGCCAAAAATCATCCGGGCGCTATTCATATTTGCCAGGACTTGCACCAAGCTGACTGGTCTCAAATACCACAGCATAACGTCATGATGGCCTCGCCTTGCTGTCAGGGGCACAGCAAAGCCCGCGGCAAAAAGTCAGGAAATCCGCAACACGATTCAAGCCGCTCCACCGCATGGGCGGTACCTGCTGCTGCTGAATGTCTGGGTGTTGAAAACATCATTGTTGAGAACGTTCCAGAATTTCTTCAATGGGCGCTCTATCCTGCGTGGGAAGCGGCAATGCAGGCATTGGGTTATTCGCTGGCACCGCATGTTGTAGATTGTGCCGATCTGGGTGTGCCTCAGAACCGCATGCGTCTGTTTATCATCTGCACAAAAAGCAAGAATCCTCTGTTTCTAAATCTGCCGAAATTGCCACATGTATCTGCTGAATCATTCATCGATTTCAATGCCGGTCGTTGGTCACAGGTCAATAAGCCGGGGCGCGCAGCTGCAACACTTGAGCGCATAAAAAATGGCCGCATTCAGTTAGGTGACCGTTTTTTGATCTCTTATTACGGCAATTCAAAATCAGGGCGTTCTCTCTCTCGACCTATCGGCACTATTACGACGCGTGATCGTTGGGCGGTTGTTGATGGTGATCGCATGCGTATCCTGACAAAAGAAGAGAACATGCTCGCCATGTCTTTTCCTGCAGAGTACATCAAGCCAGCATCGCATAAGCTTACCGTTCACATGGCTGGTAATGCTGTCCCGCCAATGGCTATGTGTGAAATATTCACCGCCATCAGTACGCAGGCATGATTAAAGAGCCTCGCGGACGCCACGCCCCAACACCGCCGCTACCCTACCCGGGCAGCGGCGAAGTTGCTTTTGAATATGCCTATTCCTGGAACATCAAGCGCGATGCGATTGTCACCGAGCGCGGCGACAAACCGGCATCAATCCAGTTATTCGGCGCCACCGATCACAGTGGTGAGCCGGTACGCATTCCCCTGTTCGATATCGCAGGCCAGTTTTCTGTTGCCGATCCTGCACCGCGTCGCTTGCGCCGCAGGCTGGCCGCCCTTCCCCAGTATGTCCGCCGGTATTACACGCAACGCCTAAACACCATTGAACACGACAAGGGACAAAAGGCCGCTAACGGCTGGCTGGTCAATACCTTTGAGCGCCACGTCCTACCGCGTATCGATGCCGTAAACGAACAGTATCAGATCGGTCAGGTGCCGCCCGCGCTAATCCCTTTCCGCGATGACTTTTTCCGCATCCCGTACAGCGGGAAAAAAGACCTCAAGCGCCTGGCTAATCGCCTGGCTGATTGTATGACGGGTGAGTTTGTCCGCCTTTGCGATTACTGGGCCGCAGCTGCTGAAGATCTGACCTTTGCTGTGATCTACGCCTATGGCCGCATTGGGTATTTAACGCAACACCTGAACATGTTCGCACCCGGCTGGTATCAATACTGCAGCGGGCGACTGAGCGCTGAAGAGGCAACGCGCGCCGTTGCCCGTCTCGAATCACCGGCATGGTGGTTGCGCCGTCTGCGCCGCCTCCATGACCAGTGGCGCGAACACCTGATGATCGCCGCCGGTTATGTTAGCGACAGGGCAACACCCTACTGCAGCGATCCATGCATGAAAGAATGGCATGCCCAGAAGAAGGCCAACCGCGAGTTTTTGAAGTCGCGGGAACTGGAAGACACAGACACCGGCGAGCGAGTTTCACTAATCGACAAGGTAGACGGTAGCGTCGCCAATCCGGCGGTTAAACGTGCCGAGTTAATGAACCGCATGCGCGGCTTTGAAGATTTGGCAAAGGCCAGTGATCTGGCCGGTGAGTTTTACACCCTGACTGCGCCATCGAAATATCACGCGATGCAGAGCAAGACCGGGCGCCGTAATAACAAATACCGCGGTGCCAGCCCGCGAGAAACCCAGCGTTATCTCTGCAAGGTCTGGTCGAAGGTGCGGGCATCGTGGAAGCGTGCCGGCATTCGCGTGTTCGGCTTCCGCGTGACCGAGCCGCACCACGACGAAACCCCGCACTGGCACTTGCTGTTATTCCTCAAACCCGAGCATGTCGAGCAGGCCCGCGACATCTTCCGCCGCTATGCCCTACAGGTTGATGGCGATGAGCCAGGCGCCGCCGAATACCGCTTCAGCGTCAAGCCAATGGATGAGCAATTCGGCTCCGCAACTGGCTATATCGCGAAGTACATTTCGAAGAATATCGACGGGTACGCGCTGGACGACGAGCTGGATCACGACACTGGTGAGCCGCTGAAGGATATAGCTAAGCGTGTGAACGCCTGGGCGTCACGCTGGCGAATTCGTCAGTTTCAGCAGATTGGAGGCGCACCGGTAACCGTATACCGCGAATTGCGCCGCCTGCGTGATCGTGACCTGTTTCTTTACCCGGAAATATCCCCCGCACACGTTGCGGCGGATTCCGGCGACTGGGCCGGGTATACCGACGCCCAGGGCGGCCCGCTGGTCGAGCGGCGTCACATTCGGGTGCGCATCGGTTACGACATCACCGAGAACGGCAACGACTACGGTGACGATATCAGCAAAATTGCCGGGGTTTACTCACCCTTCACCGGGACTCAGGCAATGATTTATACCCGCCTGAACACCTACAAAATTGTGCCCGCCAGCGCCGCCCCGGTTTTGGCCGTTGACCTTCAGGCGGCAGCGCCGCCCCTCGGAGTTCTGTCAATAACTGTACGCGGAGCGCAGCAGGAAGAAGACAGACAGGGCAGTAATCCCTGCATTTTACCCCCTGACATAGATGCAAATGGTTGTGCCCGATGGCCGCCAGGGGGTGATTTTGAGGGGATGACACGCCGAGAACGGCGAGCCTTCAATGAGTATTTGATAGCAGAAGCGAAGAAAACGCGCGGCAAGCCGCCCGTGGAGCATCAGCACGCCAAAAAATCGGCGCACCTGGTCGAGATAATCACTGACTTTGCGGCATCCATCGGACTGGCGTTTACCGAACTGGAGGCTGAAAAACTGGCCGGCGGTGATGAACTTTCATTAAACGGCCAACGTTGGCGGGCACTTGCCGACGGTTCGATTCTTCCAGCGCCTGCCAGCTATGAACAAAAGCGCAGCGCCATCATGAGCCGAGTTTTTTCGTTAAAAAGAGATCGTTCACAACAATAATATAAGTTATTTTTAATGGACATTGGTTGTCCCTAACCAAGAAAAACACCAGGGTGAAATAATGAGCAATGAAATAATTGTAAACATTGATATATTACAAGTTGGACATGTCGGCCCTGTATATAGGTTTTTTGATGAAGAAATTCATGCGGATAACTTTTGTAAAGGAATAATAAGAATTAGCACATTAGAAGCATGCCGGGGTTATGAAAACCCTGAACAAGGTGATGCAGGTGAGGCAAGTTGGTTGCAAAGCATTGGTTCTTTATTTATTAAAGATGCAAAAGTCGGAAGGTTCGAATCATTAGAAATGGCTGGTATAAGAGTTCATCCTTTAGCAAAAAACGTTCTAATAGAAAATAGTTATGGATTAACTAAAATACCTAATGCTTATGTCTTATGCACCACTCGTCACCATGCCGAAAATGTATTTTCAGAATCATTTGGTAAATATTGCGTAGAGATATCAAACGCACATAATTTCTGTGTGATGATCTCAAAAAAAATAGCAACTCATCACAAAGGGATTAAAGTATGGGGGCAGTACAATGATATTCTTTACACTGATAGGCTAGGAATTGATCTCCAAGGTCCGAATAGACACATTGGATTTATAAAGCCACGCATACCTTATGCTTCACAAAAAGAGTTTAGATTTATGTGGTCATTAGAGGACGAATTTGCAGCGTTGGAAAAACTTGATATAGAATGCCCGGAAGTCATCGATATATGCAATAGAGTTGCTTAGGGTTAACATAAAATAACCATCATAAAAACAGACATGAAAAGGTAAACAATGAGTAATATTGGTGATATTAAAGATGATGCTGTTATCATTATAAAAGAAAGAATGGCAGGCCCTATTGGTTATATATTATTTTCATTCATTGCATATAACTGGTCATGGTTTTACTTTATAATATTCAGCGATAAAACCGCAGAGGTGAAAATATCCACTGTTTTAAGAACATTTGATACATACTATGGGTTTGGCATACCCGTTTTGGCTGGGTGTATATTAGCAGTAATCACCCCTTTTTTAAAAGTTGTTATGGTTTATATCACCGCCGCAGCTAGAAAACTTGAAGATAAAAAGAATCATCAGATTAAAAATTATTTGGAACATTATGTAGAACAAACTAACCTAGCACTTATTAGAACCAAGCAAGAGATTACAGAAAGAAACTCAAAAATAAACGAGCTAATAACAAAAAAGAAAGATCTTGAAGATGAAGTAACCTTACAAAGCAATTTGTTAGAAATGGCAAGAAAGGAGGGGGAAAAACTAAGCGAATCTAAAAACAGGCTAGCAAGTGATATCCACTCGTTAGAAACAATGATGGCTGAATATAGAGTCAGAAACGCGGAATTCCATGAGCTTCGCGAAAGAATTTATAAAAAAAGCAGTCAGTACAACCAGCTAAAAAGACAACTTATAATATTTAAAAATGAGACTTACGAAATAAACGAATATTTTTCAGATGTGAACAACCTCTACATCACACCGCCTAATAGCAAACTAGAATCTTTAAGATTAGCCGTAGAATCAATTCATAAGAAGTTGGCGAGCATCGATGATGAATACTTTAAGGAACTGATATTTTCATTTTCATCTGACATTGAAGTTGAAATACAGTCTCTTAAGAGTATAAATTGGGATGCCATAAAAACCCTATTAGATCAAAATGATTTACCTTCCAATGGTTATGACGCTGATATAAGTGGGGATACAATAAAATTATACTTCCAAAGGAAATTAACAAATGATGAAAAGAAAAAGGTAATATCAGTCTTTAAACAGTATTTACAGGTCAATTAATACCATTATAAAAACAACCCACTAATTAGCGGGTTGTTTTTATCAGGACTGGCCCTGCAGTAAATCGAGGGCTATCTGTTTATCTTCTGGCCGCAACAAACTGAGCAAGGTTTTGACCAAGCCGCGGCCACCTCGGGCGCTGGGGCTAAGGGTATGCGAAAAGGTCATATTCATCACGAAAGTATGGCCGCATTCTACATCCGTGCACTGACAATAAAGATCGGCAAATTGCGCGGTTTTCCGGTTGGTTTTACTAACAATGGCCGGCGCGTTGCACTCAGTGCAGATAATTTTCAGATTGCGTGACATAGAACCCCCGAAACAGCTATTTGTTATATTTTAACCGTTTCGGGGACAAGGGCAAATTAAAGCGCCCAGCCGTATTGATACAGGAAAATTGACTTAATCCAGTTCCTGAAGAATGCCACTTCATCGGCGGTCAGTGCACGGCTAAAAATTGCCACCGCGGCAATCTCTGCCGGCTTACCGTTCACGCTCCCAAGAGCGCCACCTAACGAGCCGATCATGATATTACCGCCAATCTCAACATGCCCACCTGGAGGCAGACCATAAGCTTTGGCGGCGGTAACCCCTTTTTGTGTAAACCAGAAGTTACCGCCATTCAGCCCCGCCGAACTACGCGCCTCAATGATCGCCCATTCGCCAGGCGTGTAAGGCGTGCTGAGTTGGCCCAGCGCTACACTCCCATCACTGCTGACCAGCGCATTGTTGTAATAGAAGCTGTTCGGGCGGAACATGATGCCGGTACCTTGTGACGTCCCGCCCCCCGCTTTAGGGCCGTTGAAGTTGGATAGAATAGCTGATTCTTCAGCTGGATCTGGCGCCTTTGCAATTACGATCAGTGTCATTGAGTCAGTATGTGCGACACCTGAATCGATGTAGTCGACCAGGCTATGAAAGGTCGCACTCATATCATTAAGCAGTGGAGCGCCAACGATCCGCCCGCGCTTTTTCCCCCGCACCAGGTTCCGGCTTAAGTTGCGCGCCGGGTCTGAAAAATCGGGGTTATTACAGAAAAAATTCAAGTATTCGAGGCCAGACAATGGCGCGGGGATACCGTTAGAGCGGCGAATAGCCCGCGCCCCCTTTGAAACAATGGTCATGCCGATGTCGATAATGTCACTCATTTTTTAATTGCCTCGATACGGTACGCGGCGCACGCGTTGTTTAACGGATAGGGTTTATTGACATAGTTAGGCAGGTTTGCCGCGGCATACTGGCCGGTTCCTTCCCGATACTCATAGTTGTACAGCGCCCGCGTGGTGTCGGAGTCAAACAGGTTGCCGTCCCCGCTGTACGTCGTCTGGCCTGCGTACCACACGACAACCGGCGGCACTAAATCGCGGTCTGCCACGATGCGCGTAATGGTATCGGCTGCGATCTCCACTTTAGCAATGGTCGCGGCGCCAGCCGCATCAGACAGGCGAAAACCCTTGCTCTGGAACATCGTCGGGGTGATCGTACTGAACGTTTCCCGCCACTGCAGTGGAGGGTTCCAGACCAGGTGATCAGCTAACACCTCACGGCCTGAGTACGTGGCACTGATGGGCTGCAAGGGAAACCAATCCAGGCGGCGATCGACTACCTGGTGTATCACTTTCCCTATCTGCTGCCCTAACCAGCGATACCCGTTCGGGTCACGGTGACCGCCGGGCTTTGACGGGACAAAGGCTTCAGGCCCGACCAGAAACACGTTATCGCGTTCGTTCTGCATTTCAATTTGAGCCATGCCGATGGAAAGGTTCGTCGTGTCGCGTGTATACACGTCACCGGTCTGCATCGTGATAAAGAACGGTCGTTCTGATACGCCAAAAATGGCAGGGTTTTCAGAGGCAATATCATCAAAAAGCTTGCCCGATATGGTCTTAAACGCGTCTTTATTCGTCGTTCCATCAGTACCGAGATAATTCCACTGGTTGCCGTTGTAGACGCAACCGGTGATCCCGCAGGTTAGCGTGCGGCCAACCTCCGCAGATTTCGCATCGACCAGCGCCTTAATGTTGTTCAGCGCCTTTAATACCCGGTTTTCATAGTGACGAGACGGGGCACCTTTCGACAATTGTTCAACAGAACGGCCGGCCACGGCGCAATTTACAACGATGATTTTCCTGTTAGGATTATCCGTCATACCCTGCAACTGCAGTTGCAAAGCACGCCAAAGGTGAACTGCACTGACCGCGCTATCCTCCCCTTCACTGGTATCTTTCTCAGGCAATGCGGACACCTGTTCGTCAGTAAGTCCCTGGCCGTTTGTCCCCTGCACCACCGCGCGCAAGGGTGTGAATACATTTTCGCCCAAAGGCACATAGGTGCCATTCCGAGAGCTGCCACGCGTCGAATCACCTACCATCAGAAGGTTTTCAATTTCGCGTGCGATCTTGGTTAATGCCGGCCAGCCCTCCATCCCAGAAGCCAGCGACTGACCGTAAACCAAAATAATACAGTAGTCCCAGATAGCCCCTGCGATGTCATAGGTGATACCTTTCGATTTTCTGAACATCGCGGCCAGCTTGTTGCGGTTATCACGCTCAATCAGCGAGTTATCCGGCGGGGTTGGCGGCGTAGGGGCCGACGCGCTAAAAGCCTCTTCAGCCTGGAATTCGAAGCCCTGGGGGTCGCATTCAATACGCCGCCCTTGGGTATTCGTCGTGATGTAGAACGCATTATTTTCAATGTCACGATTGCCGACAAAAGCGTCAGGGGTACCAAATCCCCCTGTTTTCTCAACCTCAAAGATTGAAAACAGGCTTTCGTCACGCAGTGCGGCGGCAACCTCCCCGGTTTCTGGGCGGAATGCCTGCCCCAGAATGTGATCGGAAAGGGTTGAAACCTTCACCCCTTGCGTGCGAAAAACGGCGGGATCTTGGGCGTCATTAACTGACACCGGCAAAATATCCTTTTCCCCCAGATTTTCAGCGGGTGCCAATTCGGAAATGCGTTTAGTTGGCAGCGATTCGTCAGCCATTATTATTCCCCTGCAGGTGTTTTTAAGTCGAAGTTCAGGTGCAAATGTGAAGGCACTTCAGGATCGGCGGCGATGCCCTCCGAGAACATGCGCTGGTCGGGTATCACCTCATCCTGCCCGTAGGTTCCCCGGGTCTTGATCGGGTCACCCAGGCCGGCGGTGTTTTGCGGAATGATGCCGGCCTGCCCCGCGGGGAAGCGGTGAGCGGTAAGAACGTCCTGGGCGCTGATGTTTTTGACGTTGCCAAACTCATCTTTCGCGCTGATATCGCCCACCGGGATAAACTTCACCCCCTCTTTGTCACCGCCGGGGATGTTGATAAACATGTTGCGGAAATTACCCAGCCCCTTGGTGCCTTCTATTTTTTTCTTGATCTCAGCCTCAACCTCATCGGATAGGTTGGGGTCTGTGGTGTAGAGAATGCCGCCCATGTGCGCGCCGTTGTTGTAATACCGACGGCGGAAAATGGTCGCCTCGCTGTTCAACAGCGCGCTGTTGATGCCGCCGATATAATCAGGCAGGCCGTAGATCTGCTGCTGCGGGTCGTACCGGCGGAAAAAGATGATGTCTTTCGGGGAATAAACCAGCGGCTCACCCTTTTGCAGAATGACGAATTCACCACTACGACGAATGCGCATATACATCGACGGCAGCGGATGCAGCCGAACAACATCGCCCCAGCCGTTGCGCACCTTCAGTAAGGGCACGTCACCGAACAGCAGGAAATCAAACGCCAAAGCGCCAACCTGTTCACGCGTTAGCCCGCCCCCGAGGTAGCCAGAGGCGATCATGTTCTTGCGGGCGTAGAGAATGCCGCCATGCTGCGCGTTGGCATTCGCCAGGCGTGCCAGCGCCAACCTGCTGATCGGCGGCGTCCAGTGGTCATAGTCGTTGTCATACCAAACATCCTGGTAATCAGTGCCACTGGTTAGCACCAGTTCGGGCGGCCCGATAAAAATCGTGCTGCGATCGCCGGGGATGGGTAACCCTGCCGAAAAGGTTTTCGGCTGTGGCGCCGATTTCTGGGCTGGTTTTTTGTTCTTTCTGCTCATGCGGCCGCCTGTGAAAATGCCCAGGTAGATTTACGCCGGGTGTCAAAGTTGAGAGGTTCGTTAATCGCTGCGTGGGAGATGGCAAAGAAAACGTCGGCGTGGCCGTTCTCGGCGCTGCGCTCTGCCACAAACGTGATCGCGTTGCCGCTGCCGGTGACGGTTTTGCGGATTGCCAGGAAGCTGCCGGCGATACCGCGTTTTTCGGCGTCCCATTCGATCCGGTCTCCTTCCACCAGGTCGACCATCTTCAGCACCAAACGGGTTTTCGTTTCGAGGCTGTAATGGATGTCGCGCACTTCCCGCGGGGCAAAGGACTGCACCCGCTCGTAAACGCCCCGCCCGATACCGGTCACGTCAATCCCGATGTAGGTCATGCGGTAACGCTGCATGATTTTTTTGATCTGCTCGGCCTGGTATTTGAAGCTGTACCCCTGCCAGTGATGGGTTTCCAGCACGCGGAAGCGCTCGCCGTCGAACAATGGCGGCGCGATAACCACAAATGTGGAGGTATCGCCGCTTCGCGCCGGGTCAAAACCGCCCCACACCTCCCTCTCGCCAAAGGGCCGTTTGGCTTTGGGGTCAAAGTCCTGCCAGATCTCCGGGTCAACCTCGCACCGGGATAATTGGTCAAACTTGAAAACGCTGTCGCCGCTGTCCACAAAAATGCACATGTACAGCAGGTTGAAGGCGTCAATGCTGTGCTCACCCCGTACGCGGTCAACCGTAACGAATTTATCCAGGCCGCCGGCGCAGGCATCGACCAGCGTCACCACGTAGCGCCATTGCCCATCAGGGCACATCCGGCCGCCGTCGCGCAGTTCATCAAAATCAGGGAACTTCAGCGCCTGGCGTTTCTTGTCGCTGCCTTTCCACTCGTCGCCCGTCCAGAACGGATAACCGTCATGTGTCTTGGCGCTTGGCGTTGAGAAGAATGTCCGGCGCCATTTGTCATGCGTGGCGATTGCACTGGTGACGTCCTTAAATACCTGGAATTTCGGCACCCAGAAGTATTCGTCGCAGTAGAAATGCCCCGTTTCACCCTGGGCCGTGTTTTTGTTGGTCGACAGGAAAATCAGGTTAGCGCCGTTGCTGAGCGTGATCGGGTTACCGGTCAACGTGACGCCGAACATTTCGCGGGCAAACTTGACGATATAGCGCCTGAAAATTTCAGCCTGGCGCCGCGAGGCCGAAACAAAGATTTGGTTATCGCCGGTCAGCGCGGCATCTTCCAGCGCCTCCCAGGAAAAGTACCAGGTCGCCCCCACCTGCCGGGACTTCAGCAGGTTGCGGATAGAATGGTGTTTATTGGCGCGTAATGTTTTCTGATAGGTAAACAGCCCCGTTTCGGCAAACTCGTCGAAACGCTCTTTCGTCATCAGACTAACGTCATTCTTCTGCCGGCGGCCTTTGCGCTGAGCCGGCGAATCTTCACCGGCGGACATAAAGCCAATATTGCCGCCCTCACCTGGCGCCACAGTTGCAAGTGCTGCCGCCATCTTTTCGGCGTGCTTATTCTTCTGCGCAATCAGTTTGACGTGATGCTCAATCAGCCGGTCTATTTCCAGCATTTCCAGTTCGGTCTTTTTATCCCGATGTGTCAGTGTCATGACACGCCGCTGGATACAATCTTCCAGGCTTTCTTCTTTCAGTAATGCAGACCAGCCGTATTTCTCCGCCCAATGATAAACAATGCGGGCAGAAGTTAAATTGAGTTCGGCGGCGATCTCTTTCGGCGTCCAGCTTTTTAAATAAAGCGAACGCGCCACCTTTTTAATTGCATCGGGGTATATAGCCATAGGTTGCATTATGCAGGGCAACCACTGGCAATATGATAATTAAATATCGGATGCATTCGGTTAACGCCTTATATCCGAACGCATCAGAATTAAAGTCATCGCAGCATTAAAAAATATCCGCAATACTCGCTTTACTTTATTAGAGCGCAGATATTTAACCGGGATTATCCAATGGGTGGCACATTATCGCAATTAATGACTGACTGGATTTGCATTGCAACCGAAGGCGAAACCGTCGACGGTCGCAACATTCCCGCATCATGGCTTACCGAAATGGCTGAAACCTATGATCTGGAATTGTACACCGCATTAATCTGGCCGGAGCATGAACGCTATTGGGGTAATTCTGGCGAAGTGCTGGAACTGAAATCAGAGGTCACCGACACCGGGTTAACCAAGCTGTACGCCCGCCTGTGCCCTACCGACGATCTGATTTACTCGAACCGCCGTAATCAACTGCTGTTTGCGTCTATCGAGCCGGTCGAGAATTTCCGCAACTCCGGGAAAACCTACCTGAAAGGGCTGGGCGTAACAAACACCCCGGCCAGCATCGGCACTGACCGCATGCGCTTTAACGCTAAAAAATATAACGCTATCTACGGCGCTCCGGTGCCGTTTGTAATCGATATGGTCACAACACGGCCGGGAGATAAAAAGATGTCTGAAGAAAAGAAACCATTATGGCAAAGCCTTTTCGGTGCGAAGCAACCAGAGCCGGCCCCTGTGCCTGCACCTGTTCCAGCGCCTAAAGGTGATAATAAAGAATTCACCGAAGCATTAATGGGTATGGCACAAGCCGTTGTGGATTTGGAACAAAAATACAATGCACTTTCCAGCGGCGCAGAAAAAATCACTCAGCTTGAAAATGTTGTCAGTGATATCAAAAAACAGATCACCGAAATCACTCAACTGTTCAGCACTGAGCAGGCCAAAGAATTATTTACCGCATTGCCAGACTTGATGCCGAAATTTAAAAAGCTGGATGAAACTTTCAGTAAATTACCGGCACCGAATCCAGGCGAAAAAGATAAGACCGCCGCCCCGATGATTGTTTAACCGTTCATCGTATCGATTAATAGCGCTGCCAACGGCGGCGGGAAGAAGGAATAGAATATGTCACAACAATTATCCGTGTTGAGCGATAGCGCCCGCACGGCGATGGACGCTTATTTCAGCACACTGCTGAAAAACCTCGGACAGCCAGAAACCGCCGACCGCACCAAGTATTACGCGGTCACTCCGCCGATGGAAACCGCCATCCGCAAGGCGCTGCAAGAATCGCTCGAATTCATGTCTTTCATCACAATGAAAGACGTGGATCAGATGAGCGGTCAAGTTGTCGATGTGGGCGCTTCCCGTCTGCATACCGGCCGCTCCCTGAATGGGCGTTTCCATCGCAATATCGGCGTAAGCGGTAACACCTTCACGCTGGCTAAGACAGACTCCGCAGTCGATCTGGATTGGGAAACCCTGTCTAACTGGGCCAACAGTGGCGACGCCAACGAGTTCATGCAGCTGGTGAACGCGTTCACTATGCAGGCCTTCTCGCTGGATATTCTGCGCATTGGTTTCAACGGCACCAGCGTAGCCGCAACCACCGATCCCGACGCCAACCCGCTGGGCCAGGACGTTAACAAAGGCTGGCACCAGCTTGCCAAAGAGTTCAACGGCGGTTCACAAATCATCACTGACCCGGTCACCATTGGGCCGAGCGGCGATTACAAGTCGTTGGACGCGGCAGCAGCCGACATCATCAACACCAAAATTCCGCAGGAATTCCGTAATGATCCACGCCTTACGATCATGGTTGGCGCTGACCTGGTTGCTGCTGAGCAATTCCGTTTGTATGGCAAAGCCGACAAGCCAACCGAGAAAATCGCCGCACAGCTGCTGGCCGATTCTGTCGCTGGCCGCCGTTCTGCCATCCCGCCGTTTATGCCTGGCAAGCGCTTAGCCGTCACCATCCCGGCGAACCTGCAGGTGTTGACGCAGCGCAATACGCGCCAGCGCAAGATTGAGTTTGTGGAAGACCGCGCGCAGTACGAAAACAAGTACCTGCGTAACGAAGGCTATGCCCTGGGCTATCGCGAGCTGTACGGCGCGATCGATGAAGCTGCCGTCACCATTGTAGGCGAAGAGGCCGTCACACCACCTGCTGGGGGTTAATGATGAGCATGTCACCCGGTCTGCGTCATAACGCACGGATTGCCGCACAGCACACGCTCAACCAGGGACAGGCGCTAAGCACCAACCCTGACAGCCTTCACATTCAGTTGCGCGAGCTGCAGCTGGACGTTGAACGCCTGCGCCAGCTGCCGACCATCCGCGATCGGGTAGACATGAAACGCCGCAAGCTGCTGCCCAAGTGGGCGCCCACCGTAGAGCGCTACCTGAGCAGCGGCGAGCAGTACACCAACCAGGTGTTTTCCTACTGCGTGATCTGGTTGTTCGATATTGGTGAGTTTGATCAGGCGCTGGATTGGGCCGATCTCGCTATCGAACAGCACCAGCCCACCCCGGATAACGTCAAACGCACCTTCTCGGCCTTTGTAGCCGATACCGTGCTGGCCTGGGCCGAAAGCGAAGCAGAGACCGGGCACAGTGTTGAACCGTATTTTTCCCGCACCTTTGCGAACGTTCGGGATAACTGGCGGCTTCACGAAGAAATTAACGCGAAGTGGTTCAAGTTCGCCGGCCTGCTGAAGTTACGTGACAGGAACGGCAGACCGATACCGTCCGCGGTCGAGGACGTCAGCGTCCTGCAGGCGGCGGATGAACTGCTGGCGCAAGCGCACGCCTTCCATCCCCCCGTTGGGGTGAAGACGCTGCGAGAAAAAATTGAGATGCGCATTCGTGCGCTGAACAAACGACTGCCGCACGGCGGAGCGGACGCAGCGGAGGGTGACGCCGATTTGGCTAATCACGCCGTGGATGCTGGTCAGTCCGCTTCTTTAATAACAGGGGGTGAACAGTGAGTTCTCTCAGCTTCAGCGGTAAAAGCCTGGACTACCAGGACGAAGCCATCACTCAGGAGCCGGGCAGCTTTTGGCCTGACCTGAACCTGGGCGAGTTTCAGCTGCAGCGAAAAGTACCGCCGCAGCTGCAAGGCGATACCGCGATCCAGGCATTACTCGCCGCGATCGGCGATATCAACCGTCGCCTGACCAGCTTTGAAGCATCAAAGCGGGCCGCAGGTTTCACCACCGCTAATGACCTGCCAGGTGCCCGCGCCGGCAACGAGAACCAGACAACCGCACAGTACAAAAAAGCGGTGTATGCCCTGGCAAAAGCCGATCTGGTCAGCGAAGTGACCAGCGTCAGCCGCGTAGGCAAGGCAACGGCACCAGAGGGAACCAGCAGCGACGCCGCCGAATCCTTCACCCGTAGCGGGTTGTTGACCGAAGCCAGCCAGGCAGTGCGGGCAATCCTCGGACTCGGCCGCGCAACGGTGTCATTGTCATGAGCCAGTTATCTGAACTGACGGCATTCATGACCGAGCGTTTACCACCTCGGGTGCGAGGGTTCGACAGTTGGATGGACAACCAGAAGCTGACGCCCGCGCTGAAAAACCTCGGCAAAGGCCAGCGTCGTATCGGGATAACCACCTATGACGGCGTGCTGGAGTGGGACAAGTTCCCCTATCGCGAGCTTGATCCGGCGGTGCTGTTCGCGCTGGTGCTGTCCTGGTTGATGGAAGGCGCCAATGACGCCCGCAGCGATTTGAACCTGGACAACCCAGACGTCGAGGTCGAGCTGTATGACGAAGAGTCTGCCCTGGTCACTATCACCGTGCCCCTGGTCGACGAAATTGTCCTGTTACCCAATAGCAATGGAGAGATCCCGTTGGATGGGGAGTCATGGGGCGTTGTCGATCCGACCTATGACCATGCCGAAGAGGCGGTAATTTTCGGAGCGGACGCCACCGGCGCGCCGGTGAAAGATGGCGAAGATAGTTAACGGCGAGCTGAATAAAACCCAGCTACGCGCGCTCAAACAGGCGCTGAAAGAAAACGAAATGCCCAGAGCAAAGCGTCAGCGGTTGCTGTGGCGGATTGCCAAGCGCGGGATCATCCCCGCCTCAAAGCGCAACGCCCGCAATCAGCAAGCCCCGGATGGCAGCGCCTGGGCGCCCCGCAAACGCGGACGCCGCAAGATGCTGCGCCAGTTGCCGAAGCTGCTGAAAGTGCGAGAAATGCCAGAAATTGAAGCCGTTCGCATCTACCTGCAGGGCGGCAATTACCGCAGCGGTGCCCGACGCATGCCGGCGGGCACAATTGGCGCTATCCATCAGGACGGCGCGCAGATGACCGTCAGGGCGACGAGTTACCAGGGACAGCCGAGCCAGGAAGGCAAACCGGCAACCCGCCGCCAGGCTAAGCGCCTGCGTGACCTCGGTTACAAGGTGTGGTGGAACGGGAAGTACGTCAAGCCAGCAGTGAGCTACATCATCGCAGAACTGTCGATGAAAAAAGCCGGCTTGCTAATTAAAAAGCTGGGGAAAAAAACGAGCAAGAAAGCGTGGTCGATTGACCTACCCGCCCGCGCCTTTCTTGGCGTCAGTGACGATGAATTTAACATGATCCTGGCCCGCCAGCTGCAAGGCATCGGGTTCGGCTGGGAAGTCAAAGCACAGGATATCAAGGGGAAACTATGACCTGGCCGAGTGTAGAAATTAACCAGCTAAACCAGTACCAGGGCACGCCTACCGAGATCGAGCGGGTTGTCCTGTTTGTCGGCGTAGGCGCCACCCATGCCGGCACGCTGCAACCACTTAACAGCAACACCAATCTGGACACCGTACTGGGTGCCGCTGACAGCGTGCTGAAAAGTAACATCGCTGCCGCCCGTAGAAACGCAGGCAGTAACTGGTTCGCCTATGTCGCCATTTTGGCCGCTGATGCTGAAACCGCCGACTGGGTGGACGCCGTCAAAAGCGCCCAGCAGACGGCATCGGTTGAGGGGTTTGTCCTGTGCATGGACATCAGCACCAAGGCAGACATTAACGCCGCGGTGACGTTGCGCGCCGATCTTATCGGCAAAAACAGCCGCTGGCTGTGGGCGATCCTGTCCGTTGCTGGCCCTGATGAAACTGAAACCTGGGCGCAATACAACACGAAATTGGCAACGCTGCAGGACGGCATCGCCGGGCCGAGCGTCCAACTGGTGCCGCGCCTGTGGGGCAATGAGCCGGGTGTCCTGGCTGGCCGTCTGTGCAACCGTTCGGTAACCATTGCTGACAGCCCCGCCCGTGTTCGCACCGGCGCCCTGGTCGATATGGGCCGCGATGAGTTGCCCGTCGACAGCACCGGCGCAGTGTTGGATCTGGCTGTGCTGCAGGCGCTGAACGCCAACCGTTACAGCGTGCCAATGTGGTATGTCGATTACGACGGCCTTTACTGGTCTGACGGTCTGACGTTGGAAGTTGCCGGCGGTGATTACTCGGTGATCGAGTACCTGCGCACCGTCGATAAAGCCGCGCGCCGGGTTCGTCTGCTGTCTATTCCGAAAATCGCTGACCGGTCGCTGAATTCCTCGGACAGCAGCATCGCCGCACATGAAACCTTTTTCAGCAAACCACTGCGAGAAATGGCTATTTCATCCCAAATCAACGGGGTGACCTTCCCCGGTGAAGTGAAGCCGCCGAAGGATGGCGATGTGATGATCACCTGGTTGAACAGCACCAAGGTGCAAATTTTCATGACTGCGCGACCGTATGCCAGCCCGAAAGAAATTTCGATCGGCATCCTGCTCGACACCAGCCTGACGGAGTAACGCCCCATGAGTAAACGCATTTCAGGCATGAGCTTTGATTTCGATATGGAAGGCGTCGCCATCCATGCGGAAAGCATCTCGCTCAACATCACCGATAACACCGCCGTGACCAAAACCCGCGGCGTGCCGGATGGCTACACCGACGGCGATGTCGAGGCCGACGGCGAGATTGAGCTGGACAGCAAAAACCTGATTGCCGCCCAGGCATCGGCACGCAGTGCCGGCAGTTGGCGCGGTATTCCGCCAAAAGATTTTCTGTTCTACGCCAAGGCCGGCGACGAGGAAATGAAGGTCGAGGCGTTCGGCTGCAAGATCATGATCTCCGATCTGCTGAACATCGACCCGACCAGCGCGGACAAAACGAAACACAAAATCAAGTACATCGTGACATCGCCGAACTTTGTGCGCCTTAACGGCATTCCGTATCTGTCCGCAGACGATACGCGCGATCTGCTGGGGTAACGCGATGCAAGACCATGAGAAAAAGATTTTAACGCTGGCGCTGATTGGCGCCGCCATTGCCATCGGGAAAGTACTCAGCAGCAACGAGCCGCTAACCCCGCGCCTGTTTTTCGGGCGCATGATCCTGGGCGCCGGTGTGTCGATGATTGCCGGCGCCGCACTGGTGCAATTCCCTGACCTGTCGCCGGTGGCGATTAACGGCATCGGGGCTGCGCTGGGCATCGCGGGGTACCAGGTTGTTGAGCGCTGGCTGCGTCACCGTGGTAGCAAATTTGTGCAAGGGGATAGCAATCATGACGTTAAGTGAAAAACAGCAGTTGTTTACCAAGCTGATCGCCCAGCTAATTTTATGGGCCGATGAGAAAGGCATGCGCGTGACGTTCGGTGAAGCCTACCGCACGCCAGAACAGGCCGCACTCAATGCCAAAAAAGGCAGCGGCATCAGCAACAGCCTGCACACCAAACGCCTGGCAGTTGACCTGAATCTATTCATCAATGGCAAGTACCAGACCGACAGCGCCGCCTATGTGGAGCTGGGTAAATTCTGGGAAAGCCTCGGCGGCAGTTGGGGCGGTCGATTTAAAACCAACCCCGACGGCAATCACTTCAGCCTTGAGCATGAAGGCGTGCGCTGATGGCCCAGGCGAAACCGTTCATCGTGCTGGCCCTGCTGGCCGCCGTGTTCTGTGCCGGCTGGTTCACCGCCGGACTGTACAGCGACAGCCAACAGTTGGTCATTGAACGGGCCGCCACCGCCGGTGCCGAGCAATCGCGCCGGTATACCGAAAACATGGCGGGCGAATCGGCCCGTCTGCTGGAAAGTAAACTAGCGGAGCTGAGCGCCAATGAAACGCACACCGAGCGGGTTATTCGCACTGAAGTGGTTAAGCCAGTTTTCAGTAACGTGTGCGCTACTGCTGACTATGTCCGGTTGTTCAACGCCGCAGCCGACAGCGCCGAACGTACCCTATCAGGCCAATTTGTTGGCCCGATGCCCGGTAACACTGCCGCGCCTCACCGGTAACACAGGCGAAGCCTTTGCCGCAGCGCTGGAAGAATACCGAAAGATTTACCCCCCGTGCGCAGCCAGACATAACCAGTTGGCTGCTGAAATAGAGCAGCGAGAAAAAGGATTAACCCCATGAGCGACAGAGTAAAAATCGAAATCAAAGTTAACGGTCTGGATCTGGTCTTTGAGCCGAACATCACCGCTTACAACAAGTTTATCAATGAGATGTCGACCGACAATAAAGTCGCGCCGGCAACCAACTTTCTGCGCCGCATTGTTCACCCTGACAGCAAAGTCGAGCTGGACAAGATCCTCACCCTGCCAGGCGGCGCGGTGAAGCTGGTCGGCAAGGTTGTTGAAATTTACTCCCCTGATCTGGAGTTTGAAGTAAAAAACTAGCCCGCCGCGCGCAGGCGATCGACGACAACCAGATGGAACAGTTGTTAATCCTGCGCCGGCGATACCTGCCGGGCGAGCCTGACGATCCCGAGTCACTCGCCCGCGCAATGTGGCTAGACAATCGGTATTGGCAAAACATGGCGATCGCAGTGAATAACGGGATCGGCAAAGCGTTCAAGGGTGCGTAATGAAACAGCTGGAAGTGATGTTATCGCTGGTCGACAAGTTTTCGCGCCCTCTCAAGATGGCCGGCGGCGAGCTGAATAATTTCGCCAGCAAATCCCGCGTTGCCTTTGGTCAAATGGTTGCCGGTGGCGCCACCATGTGGGGCGTCGCCCAGTCAATCATGGGTATCCTCGGCCCCGCGGACGAAATGCAACGCGCGCTCGCCGAGGTGAAATCTATCGGCGTGGCAGACACCGCCCTGAAAAACCTCAGTAATACCGCGATCATGTTCAGCATGAAATACGGCGAATCCGCTGCCGGGTTCGTCGCCTCTGCCGCGTCCATTGCGGGCGCTATCGATGGCCTGTCTGATAAAGAGCTGCGCACCTTCACCACTGCCGGCTCTATCCTGGCAAAAGGTACCCGCGCGGACGCCGACACCATCACCAACTATATCGGCACCATGTACGGCGTGTTTCAGAAGACTGCCGACGCGATGGGCCGATCCAGCTGGGTGGAGGTCATGACCGGCCAAACGGCCGAAGCGGTGAAAATTTTCAAATCAGACGGTAAGCAGATGTCTGACGCATTCACCTCCATCGGCGCCAACGCCACCGCCGCCGGGATCGGCATGTCGGAACAGTTCGCCATCCTCGGCCAACTGCAGGCCACAATGAGTGGCAGCGAGGCCGGGACAAAATACAAAGCCTTCCTGCAGGGCGTCGGCAACGCTCAAAAAACGCTCGGCCTGACGTTCGTCAACCAAGACGGTTCGATGAAAGGCATTGTCGACATCATGAGTCTGATCCAGAAGAAATACGGCGATATCAAAAAAGTTGCCGATTCGGACATGATTAAAAAAGCCTTTGGTTCTGATGAAGCGGTATCCCTGATCAAGCTGCTGGCGCAGAACGTCGACGGCTTGAAAAACAACATCGACCAGATCGGCAAAATCAAGGGCATGGACAACGCCCGCAAGATGGCCGCGGACATGACCAACCAGTTTGACCGGTTGCTGCAGGTCTGGAACGGCATGCGCATCGCGGTGGGTGGTGCTTTGTTGCCCGTTATTAATCCCCTGATCGATTCAATGGCAGGCATCGGCACGCAAGCTACTGCCTGGCTGCTGAAGTTTAAGAACATCGCCCGCTGGATTGGCTATCTGGCTATCGCCATCACATCTTTGGTCGCTGTATGTGCGCTGGCAAACATCGTTGTTGGCGTCGGCAAATTCCTGTGGATGGGCTTTCTGATCGTAATCAAGCTATTGCGCCCCGCCCTGTTGCTGCTCCGCCTGGCCTTTTTCCTTACCGGTCTGGCCGCCAACTTCATGGGCCTGCCGATCACGCTGGTCATTGGCCTGATCCTCCTGCTTGTCGCTGCTGTATGGGCGTTCGTCGCCTATTGGGATGAGATGAAGGCGGCGATCATGAACACCGCCGCATTTCAATGGTTGATGGGCATCGTTGACCAGGTCGGCGCTATATTTGCTTCCACCTGGGAAATCGTGAAAGAAGGCTGGCAGAACGTGGTCAACTTCTTCATGGGGCTGTCACCGGTACAGGCGTTCACCGATTTTAAAAACACCATTACCGACGTTTTTAAGGGGCTGTGGGACTACCTGAAAAACAGTTTCGCACAGACCTATAACTGGATTGTGGACAAGCTGAACATGATCCCCGGCGTCGACATCGAAATGAAAAACGTGGCGCCAGAAGTGATCCCAGCCGGAAGCCAGCCAGGTAGCGCGCCGTTACTGACGGGCAGCAATCTGCAATCAACGGGTCGCGGCGGCATCATGGGCCAGGTTAGCCAGTCGACCAATAACAACAGCAGTGCGCGAACCCAGACGATCGGCACAGTGCAATATAACGTGACGCAACCACTGACCCCGCAGGCACTGCAAGAAAACATGGAGTTATACGGTCATGGCTGATGAAAAACTGTATATCGACCTGCTGATCACTGACCGCGACTTTACGCTGAATGCCGGCTTTGAGCCGGTACTCTGCAATAACCTGGTTAGCATCGGCCAGGACATCAAACACGCCATCATGGAAAGCGGCCTCGCGACGCTGCTGGTTGCCGAACGCAGTCCAACGCTGCGCGCAGACATCATTTTGCAAATCACCTTGTTGGTTGAAGATGACGAGCGCCTGATCCCCAGCACTATCTATGTGACTGAGGAAGCCAGCGGCCGCCTGCTAATTACTGCCGATACCTATGATTTTGGCCCACTCAGCACCGGGGTGACCTATGACGAATAAACCAACCGTTGATTTTGAGGCCGCACTGCGTGCCGGCGGCATGCCAACCACCGAGGCCGAAGTTAAAGCCGAATTCCAGAAGGTTGTCGACGACGAGGGCATGATCACCAATACCTCGAAAATGTCGCCATTCTGGCGTCTGATCACAGCCATCGTGACCAAACCCGTGATCTGGCTAAAAGACATCCTGGTCACTGTGGTGATGGCAAACATGTACCTCGCCACCGCAACAGGTACCTACCTGGACTTGTTCGCCTGGGCGGTCAACCTGTCGCGTAAAGACCCGACCTTTACCCAGGGCGTGATCAGCTTCTTCAAATCTGACCCGACACTGTTGATCACCATTCCCGTAGGCACTGTGATCCAAACAGAACGCATCGACGACAAAGTTTACCGGGTAATGACCGTCGCTGAAGTAGTGATCCCCGCCGGAACGGCCAGCCAGGCGATCGCCGTGAAAGCCGAGGAAAGCGGTACCGCCTACAACCTGGCACCAGGATATTTCCGCATCTTGCCGACCGATATCCCCGGAATTTCACGGGTTGAGAACCTCGACAACTGGCTAACCCAGCCCGGCGCTGACAAAGAATCTGATGACGAGCTGCGCGACCGCAGCCGGAACCAGTACAACCTCGTTGGCTCTTATCACATCGATGCGGTTTACCGCAGCATGATCGCCAGCGTTGCCGGCCTCAGTACCGACCGCGTTTATTTTGAGCATGACGCCCCACGCGGCCCAGGCACAGCAAACGCTTATCTGCTGCTTGATACCGGCGTACCGGCGGATTCATTTATCGCAGCAGTCAATGATCACATCATGGTTCAGGGCTACCACGGTCACGGCGATGATATGCGCTGTTTTGCCATGCCGGAAACGCAGCATGATTTGACGGTCACCGCTTACATGTTCGCCACGCTGAACCTGACCGACGACGAACAGGCAGATTTAAAGCAGGACATTGAAAACGTTATCCGCTGCGCATTCCGCGACAACGCGACCTATGAGGTTACAAAGACCTGGCCGCACAGCCGTTTTAGTTTTTCTCGTCTGGGCGAAGAGTTACACCTGGAATTTTCAACCCTCGAATCTATCAAGTTCTCACTGGACGACATCATCAGCGGCCTATCTGTGCCGCGCCTGGCATCGTTAAACGTGGTGCTGACCAATGGTTAAACCCGTGATCACCCTGCCGAGCTGGATGAACAAAGGCGAGCCGAAGAAGTTGGCGGCCGCCTGTGCCACGTTCTGGGAGAAGGTCAAAGGCTGGATCTCGTTTCCACTGCATCAGACCGACCCGGAAACCTGCACGGTTCAGATCCTGAATCTACTGGCGTACCAACGCGATATCGATCGCTTTGAGGGGGAACCGCTTTGGTTGTACCGGCTGCGCGTTAAGCACGCCTTTATTAATGCCCAGGACAGCGGCAGTTTTATCGGCTTCAAGCGCATTTTTGATCGTCTGAAAATCGGCGATATGCAGCAGTTAGAGCGACAGCCTGGCATCGACTGGGACGTCATCATTATTCGCGTTAATGACAACCAGCTGGCCGCTAACGCCACGCTGATGAATGAAATCATCAGGAAATACGGCCGCACCTGCCGCCGGTACCGGTTCGAGGTGCTGAACGTGGCCCCGCTGGGTATGCGCGCCGGTTGGTTTGATAACGATCACCAGCTTATCAGCGCCAGGCCGGGCAAAGACGCCGCCATCATCACCGAAAGCCGGCTGTATATCATGACCGAAGCCGGCGAGATTTTGACAGTTTAACCATGTGGCATAGCGGGATCTGTCTGTAATGGCCAGCCCGAGTACAGACAATTACAGCGATGCTGCAGCACAACAAAAGGGGCCGACATGTCAGCCATTATCACCAGAAAATACGAACAATGGGCGGCAAGCCAAGCGGCCCAAAATCTGCCGGCGCGCCCGGATACGTTCGTTTTTGCCTATATCCCAGGACAAGACTCTGAAGCCGAGATAAGCCGCGATGAACCCTTGCCGGCAGCGGCCAGTATTGTGCACACCGCACCGGTGATGCAATACGGCATGCTCAATACTGACGCGGTAGTCTTTTCTGTGGTACTCGACACCAGCGTCGGGGATTTTGACTACAACTGGATCGGGCTACTTGACCAGGCCAGTAACACGCTATGCATGGTAGTGCATACACGCACCCAGCGAAAAATCGCAACCAGCGGTCAGGAACAGGGAAACACGCTGACCCGTACCCTGGCGATGGAGTTCAACGGCGCCGCCGGTACCACTCAGATTAATGTTACCCCTCAGACCTGGCAAATCGACTTCTCGGCCCGTCTGGCCGGTGTTGATGAACGTCAACGCCTGGCTGGTCTGGACATTTACGGATCCGGCGCATTCTTTGGCGATGCCTTTCTGATTACTCGCACCGGCGCCACTTACCAGGCTGCCGCAGGCGTTGGCTATGTCGGTGGTTTGCGCGGCGTGTTGCCGGCACTGAGTCCGATCCCTGTCGACCATAAACCAACGCTGATCTGGGCTGACGCCAGCCTGCAGGGCCAGGTGACCAGCCGTTGGGAAACAACGGTAAAACTCACCGCGGCCGACGCATTGCAGGACTACATTGACCCGCAGGGCTTCCCGCACCACGTCACACAGCTGGCCCGCATCAATGAAGACGGAAGCGTCACCGATCTGCGTCCGAAAGGTTCCCAGGGCGAGCAAGAAGCCAGCAGGCTATTTTTGCGTAAAAGCGCCAATCTGTCCGACGTCGTGAACGTTGAAGCCAGCCGCGACAATTTGGGGCTGGGTGATCTAGCGATAAAAGACGTGCTTTACGCCCACGATGTCGGGGCATATACCCAGGGCGAGGTCGATCAGAAATTTTTCCCCCGTACAGGAGGAACGATCACCGGCCCGATAAACACCCTTGGCGACGTTGGCACCCAGGGCGGCGGATTTATCATCCGCAATTCAGACGGTGTGCAGATCGGGGCCGCCACCGCCGACAGTGGCGGGAACCTCACTCTTACATCAAATGTTTCAGGCGGAAATTTCGGTCTGGGCTTGGGCGGGAATTTTGGCACGTCGCCAGGCGTTGAAATTTACGAATCAGGACAGCGGGTTTACAGCCCGAATAACAAGCCGGAAGAGTTGCACGTCGACGGCCCTAACTGGTGGTCACGCGACGCCAGCGGGAAGATCACGCAAGGCGGCATCGTCAACAGGTCGGATAGCTCCAACCCCGTCACGTTTAATCTTCCGTTCCCTAACGCTGTACTGAGCATTCACCTAACCCTACGTGAAGTCGCAGAAAGTGGCGGTTCAGCAGACAATATAATCGCGCAAGGTGCCAACAATAACGGGTTCCATGTTTGGATGAATGCAAACGAACTGTCAGCCTACTGGCTGGCCGTGGGGTATTGATCATGTGGCAACGCGTCACCCTGGGCTTTCCCGATAACCTGGCGCCGATCAGTTGTTCGTTGCTGACCGTCAACCCGTGGACATATGGCGCCGGCCAGGTAACACCGTCTGGCAATTACTTAAGTCCTGAGAACGCCGTCAAATTCCTGGCCGGTAAGCTGAAAACCGCCGGCGGCACACCGGGCGCGGTTGGCTTTTTGATTACCGCCACGCAAAGCGACAGCTTTCTGGCTGACCTGGCCGGATTTGCTGCCCTGCTGCCATTGCCAGACTTACAGAAAACGGCCCGCAAGGCCGTGGCCGAGGCCGAACTCGCAGCTACAAAAATGCAGTTGCCAGGGCAGCAGGGCAGCGGGTTACCTGATGTTACCCCGCTGTCGCTAAGCACCACCCGCGCCGCCCAGAATGCACAACGCATCCGGGCCGCGGCAGAGTCAGCCGCCGGCGGTATGTCGTTTGATGCCATTACGGACGCACTGCAGAGCTTGGAAGATGCCGCCAGTCAGGCACAACAAGCAGCGGAACAGGCGCTAACAGAACTGAAAAGCCGCCGCGTTGATGCCTGGATGTTCAGCGACCAGGGACACCCGGCCAACATGGCAAACAATCTGCTAAACGGCATCCCAGAACCTGACGCGATTTACACACTCGGCGCCCTGTTCGTGGGTGACGTTGGCGAGCTGTTAAGGATGGTGAAACCATGACGATCATACTGCTGGCGCTGGATGGCGAAGCTATCCCGATGAAGTCAATCAAGGTTTCCCCCAAAATGACTATCGAAACAAAAGACAAGTCGGGGCAATCATCAAGCACCACCCAATCAGAGAACGGCGTCAAGGCCAAAGAGCTGAGCGTGTCCGGCCTCGTCGACTTCAAAGACAAAACCTTACTGTCACGCATCTTTACCCTGGCCGAAGCCAAGGGCAGCGGCGGAGAAGGTCGACGCTATCGCATTGCTAACCCTGTCGCCCAGGCGATCAATATGCGGCAAGGGATGTTTACAGGCAGCATAGAAGCCACCGAACAAACCGATAAACTGGCATGGCAGGTGAGTTTCACTCTGACCGAACAGCTGAGTACCGCGGAAAAATCCAAGGGCCGTAAAGCGGCCAATGCGCCAGGCAACACCACGAAAACCCAAGGCGCCAGCGGCACCGCTGCTGCCCCGTCTGATGATGCCGTCGAGCAAGAAAAAGAGCTGACCGGTTTTGAGAAGATATTGAAAAATGTCGATGACAAACTGGGGGCGCTATGAAGCCCATAGCTACCTTGAAGATTGGCGCGGTGGATGCACCAGTATCAGCCTATGAAGTGGTGACCGACCTCAACGACACCGGCCGCGGCTTCATCACTGCCAAAATTGCAGACGACGCCACCGGGGCTATCGTCCGCCTCGATCTGGGTTACAACAACACTGCATACCGCTGGTTTACCGGGTATGTTGAACGCGATCAGCAATCTGATAACGGTTTCCGCCGGTTGTTCGTGCGTGAAATGACCGGGGTATTTGAAAGACGTTGGCCGCTGTCACTACAGCACCCTACTCTGCGCCAGGTCACCCAGGCATTAAATGCGGCAAGCGGCATTGAATTCATTTTGCCGGCAGCGGATTACACCGACACACCGATCCCTCACTTTGTGCACAGCGGCACCGGTTGGCAGTTACTAAACACCCTCGGCCGGGCCTTTGGCATCGATGATTATATTTGGCAACAGCTACCTGACGGTTCCGTCTGGCTCGGCCGTTGGCAAGATTCGCGCTTTGCTGATCTGCCGGTTGAGATCCCGACAGAGTATGCATCCAGCACCGGAGCCGGTAATTCTGTTACCCTGCCGCTGATCCCCTCGGTGCGTCCGGGTGCAATGGTCAACGGCCAACGCATAACCCGCGTTGCCATCAAAGACGGTGACATGACGCTGACCTGGACACCACTAAACTCCAACGGCCAACCAAAGGTAAAGCCAGCGTTTCAGCGTCAGCTTGAGCAGCTCAACCCTGAGATCGCCGCTGGCCTGCACCTGCCGAAGCTAGCGCGCGTAGAAAACTACACCGAGCCGGCAGAGCTGGGCGACATTGCCGACCCATTCCGGCCAAAATATGCCGTCGGGGTGCAGTTGCTTGACGAGAACGGCCAGGACAGCAAGGGCACCCCGTCTTATCCTGCAGTACAGCTACCGGTGACGATGGGCGGTGACGAAAGCGGCTTCATGCAGTACCCACCGCCTGGCACATTGGTAGAACTGGCGTTTCAAGACGGACGCCAGGACAAGCCCTTTATTCGCCAAGTATTATCAAGCAATGCCAGCCTGCCAGAGATAAAGCCGGGCGAACAGCTGCAGCAGCAGCGCGCCGGCGTCTTTCAGCGCGTCACGGCGCCAGGTGACTGGCACCGGGAAACTGACCAGGCTATCCGAGAGGTATCAACATCCCGTACAGTCGAAGCGGACAAGGAAACCCGCAAGGTTATCGACCGCGAGATCACCGTCCAGGCTGATGACAGCAAGACTGTGCTGGGCACGGCGAGAACCACCGCCGGCGCCGTAACGCATATTGCCCGCGGCGACTACACCGTCGGCACCAGTGCCAACCTGAAGACCGCGGCCAAGGCAGCAGACGAGAATATCGCACAGGGTAAAACCGTGAATATCGGCGGCACGCTCACCGAACGTATTGCCGGCATTCGTCAAAGCATATCCGCTGCGCTACAGCTGCAGGCGGGTACCACCACGATCGGCGATGGCGTGACTAACATCCTCACCCTGTTGACCGAAACCCTAGACCTGGTCGACACGCTGGCACAACGAACGGCAGAACACACCCACAGCAACACCGGCACCCCAACCAATGCCGCTGAGATATCGCAGACATCGACCACGGCCACCGCGCTGAAAGGCAAGTACGGCCCCCTGATCGGCTAG